TAACGGTGCTGTTGGCGATATATCAAACCAAAGCATTACATTTACCTGCAACAGCGTAATAACTGTAACGGTAGCATAAGGAGCAATAATGGCAAAGCTAAAGATAACAAGGGCTAATGGCGAGGTAACAGAACATAAGATCACACCAGGTGTCGAGTACGCTTTCGAGTTAAAGTACGGCGCAGGTATTAGTAAAGTCCTACGTGATCACGAACGGCAGACTGAGATTTACTTCTTAGCGCATGAGTGTTTACGTAGGGCTAACGTAACTGTACCAGTGTTTGGTATCGAGTTTATTGACAGCTTAGAAACTGTCGAGGTATTAGACGAAGAAAAAAAATAGTACAGCGTGATTCTACGCTCTATGCGATAGCAAGTTTATCTGTAGAGCTAGGGATCGCGCCTAGTGAGTTCATTAACATGGACGCAGAGATGTTAAGGGCTATTGTGCAAGTCTTGCAAGATAGAGCTAAGGAGATTAAAAATGCCAGTAGTCGTAAACGGCGTTAGAGAGTTCCTCAAAGCTATAGATCAATTAGATGATGACATGTATAAGAATGTCAAAGCACAGCTCAAAACACCTATGCTCAAAGTAGCGCAATTAACTAAACGTGAATTTCCAGAAAATGAAAGTGTGTTAAGCGGCTGGACAAAACAAGCACCAGTAGTTGCAGGACAGAAAAAACCTTTTCCTGCTTATGACCAAGGCCAAGCACAGGCTGGCATAAAATATAAACTAGGGCCTAATAAGAAAAACAATAAAGGCTATTCTGTTTACAATTACGTAAGTAACGAAAATCGTGCAGGTATGGTATTTGAGTGGGCAGGTAGAAAGAACAGACAAGGCACACCTGGTGGAGCATCATTAAATCCAAATGCAAGCGCACAGTTTATTGCAGCCTTGCCACCACTAGTAGATGCAACACTAGAAGGATCTGTAGGTCGTAGAGGTCGCAGAAATACTGGTCGCGCTCTATACAAGGTTTGGAAAAAAGAACAAGGTCCTATATACGCAAATATAGAAAAAGCATTAAACGATGCAATATTTGCTTACTATAAAAAAATGCCTTTAGAACGTAAAGGTCAAGTCTTACAATTTTACAAAGAGCGATCAGCTCGTGGATTTACAGGAGTATAACTGTGCCAACAATTGTAGCCTCGGTGCTCAGCACCTTTGATAATAAAGGATTAAAAAAAGGCAAAAAAGAAATATCAACCTTTGAAAAACAATTAAAGAGTTTTGCGAAAGTCTTTGCTGCAGCGTTCAGCACGGCTGCAGTCTTAAGATTTTCTAAAACAGCTATAAATGCTTTTATAAAAGATGAAGCAGCTGCTAAGTCTTTAGCAGTACAACTACAAAATATGGGCTTTGGGTTTGCCACCACAGAGGTAGAGCGTTACATAGCCAGCCTAGAAAAAAGCACGGGTGTGCTTGATGATTTCCTTCGTCCAGCATTACAGACTTTAATTACAGCTACTGGATCATTAACTCAAAGTCAAAGAGGTTTAGCTTTAGCATTAGACATAAGCGCTGCTACAGGTAAATCTGTTCAGGAAGTAAGCGCGGCACTTGCCAAAGGATTTACTGGACAAACTACTGCTTTATCTAGATTAGGCGCTGGTATTGATAAGGCCACCTTAAAAACTGGCGACATGAATAAAATAATGATTTTGCTAGAAAACAAATTTAAAGGACAAGCACTAGCACGTTTAGATACTTACGCTGGCAAAATGAGTTTGTTACAAGGTGCTGCTGCAAGAGCATCAGAAACTATTGGTGAAGATTTAGTAAATTCTATATCAGTGCTTTCAGGACCAAACGGAGTACAGGGCGCTGCTGATTCAATGGAAAATTTTTCTACCAACATAGGTAATGCTATTTACGGCTTCTCAATTTTAATTGCTCAAGCCAAAGAATTTGTTGGACTTAATAAAAATCAAGATAGTTTTGCAAACAAGTTTTTACAGTTTCAACTTACTGGCGGAGTTATTGGTTTGGGATTACAAGCATTAGCTAATAAAGGTGCATCAGCTAAAGCGGCTCAAACTCAAACTAACGTAGGTGGCTATGGTGACATTCCTACAGCTATGACAGCAGTGAGACTTAAAGAATATTATGCAATTAGAAACGCTATTGCTTTACGTAAAACAGAGAATGACCAACTTAAAAAGAAGACTGCCGTAGATTTATTACGAGATAAGTTTGACCTAGAGCGCATAGGACTTACAGCTGCACTAAACGCTGCTACAGATGATGAGACTAAGTTACGCCTAAAATCACAGTTAGCAATATTAGATAATAACGAGGCTTTGGCTAAGAAGTACCTTGCAGAGATGGAAGGTGTTGAGGCTATAAAGAGTTTGTCAACTGCCTTAAACACATTTACAAATGCAACTATTGATTATTACAAAAGATTAGCTGCATCATTAGTAGGCACACTTGGTTATGAAAACATGAGTGTAAGTCAGATTTTAAATGAAAGATTAAAAGAATCGGGTAATACTTCTATGGGTGGCGGTGTTGCAAATGTGCCATTACCATCTAGTTACTTCCAAGATCTAGCAACTCAGTTAGTAGGTACATCTTCTTACGCTGGAATGAACGTGTCACAAATAGCCAGCGAAAGAGCTAGAGAATCTGGCAACGCGTCTGTAAATGTAAACTTAACTGTTACTTCACCATCTAATGACATGTTTGCACAAATGGTGGCCGAAAGCATACAAGTTGCCAACCGTAGTGGATACAGCACTGCCGCTAACGGACAAATACCATAATGCCAATACCAGTAATAAATGCAATAATTAACTTTAGTACTGGGCCAGCCTTTGCCCAGACAATGATCTTAGATACAGGCATATTAGATACAAACGTATTAGGCGATGCCACAGCTGTAATTGTAGACGTGTCTAATCAGATTAACCGCATAGAGACTAACAGAGGCCGTACTGCATTATCAGATCAATTCCAAACAGGCGCACTTACTTTACGCATAGTAGATCAAAATGGCGACTTTAACCCTCAAAATGTTACTGGCCCGTATTATAATTTATTAACACCCATGAAGAAGGTGCAGATTAGTGCAACCTATGCAAGTGTTATATATCCTATTTTTCAGGGGTTTATCACTTCGTATGTTACAACTTACCCAGATGAATCTGGTGAAGATGTAGCCATCACAACTATACAAGCTGTAGATGCATTTAGGTTAGCGCAATTAGCACAGATAAGCACAGTTACAGGTGCTACTGCTGGTGATTTATCAGGCACACGTGTAAACCAAATATTAGACGAAATTGATTGGCCAGCAACTATGCGTGATGTAGACGCAGGTCTTACTACTTTACAAACAGATCCTGGTACAAATCGCACTGCATTACAGGCTTTGCAAACAGCAACTGATAGTGAATATGGTTCGCTATATGTAAATGCTTCTGGCTCGTTTGTGTTCCAAGATAGAAATGTTACAGCTGGATCTATTGGCGGAACACCTACAGTCTTTGCAGATAACGGCACAGGTATAGATTACTTTGATGCTAGTTGGATTCTTAATGATGTATTGATATTTAACAAAGCCACAATTACGAGGTTAGGTGGCACGGCACAGGTAGCATCTAACCAAGACAGCATAGATAAATACTTTCTACACAGCTACTTTTTAGACAAGCTACTTATGCAGACCGATGCCGTAGCCCTAGATTATGCACAAGCCTATGTGGCTAGTAGGGCCGAGACAAGCACCCGAGTGGATTCCATAGTGTTAGACCTATACACGCCTAACTACAATACAGGCATAATTGCAGCCTTAGACCTAGATTTCTTTAATCCGATTAAGGTAATTACTACACAGCCTGGCGGATCAACTTTAGAGAAAACATTACAGATTTTTGGTGTACGTATGAACATAACACCGAATAGTTGGAAAACCACGTTCACGACATTAGAGCCAGTCATAGACGCATTTATCCTAAATGATACGATTTATGGCACTTTAGACTATAATGTCCTAAGTTACTAAGGGGTATAGATGGCAAAGCAAACGTTTACGACTGGGCAGGTACTTACAGCTGCACAGATGACTTCACTGCAACAGACAGCCATGCTGGGCGGTGCTGCCTCTGCTAAAACTGCAAGTTACACATTAGTGGCTGCCGATGCTGGCACAGCTATTTCTATGTCTAATGCAAGTGCAACCACAATAACTGTAAACACTGCTTTGTTTGCAGCAGGCGATACAGTGCAAATAACAAATCTAGGTGCTGGAGTTTGTACTATTACAGCTGGCACAGCGACAGTTAACACAGCATCATCATTAGCTTTAGCACAATACGAAAGCGGAACATTAGATTTTACTAGCACTTCTGCAGCTATATTTATTAAAGGGGCTGGAGCTGTTGCTGCAAGCGGTGGCATGACTTTGATTAGCACCACAGCAATTACAAATACTTCACTGATTACTTTGAGTTCAATTCCTGCAACTTATAAAACTTTACAAGTAGTAATTAGAGGTGCGATGGCCGAAGGTGACAACGATAAACTAAGATTGCAATTTAATACCGATGTTACTGGTAGCCGTTATAGGACTGCAGATGCCGTAGTGACTTTAGACAATGCAACTTATAATGATAACAATGTTGAATTATCTCCTGGACAAGATAATAATTCCAGTACTAATCTTATTGTAATTACAGTGCCAGATTATACAAATACAACTACAATTAAAATGGCTATATCTGATGCGGTTACAAATAACGCAACAACAAACACAAATATAAACTATAAAAGAAATGTTGGTTTTTATAAGCAAACACCAGCTATTTCTTCCATAAGTTTGTTTATGTCTTCTAGCAATTTTTACGCAACAGGTTCAATTCTACTTTACGGAGTATCATAAAATGGTAAAAACAAATACACCACAAGTACAAATTATTAACTGCACAACTGGCGAAGAAATTATTAGAGATGCAACCGCTGAGGAAATTGCTTGGATGCAAGAAAATGCCGTTAAAGCAACAGCAGAAAAAGCCGAAGCTAAAGCAAAGGAAACTGCTAAAGCACAACTTTTAAGCAAACTTGGTATTACAGCTGAGGAAGCCGTTTTACTTCTATCCTAATGAAGCCCTGGCTATGTGCAGCTGGTACACAATTAAGAGATCAGATTGATACCTGGTACCCAGATCGTCGCTCTACCTCTGATGGGTGGTTGGGTGATGCTCGTCATTCCGCCAGAAAATCGGATCATAATCCAGATGCAGGAATTGTCAGAGCCCTTGATGTGGATTCTCGCTTGGATTCATCCGAAGGGCTCTCAGTATATCTGGCTGACCAGATCAGAATCTGTGGCAAAACCGATAAGCGCATATCTTACGTAATTCATAATGGCATGATTGCCAGCAAGATACTTAATTTTAAGTGGCGTAATTACAAGGGATTTAACAAACACACGAAGCACATACATATCAGCTTTACAAAGTTAGGCGATAAAGATAGCAAGCCGTTTGATATACCACTACTAGGGGGTAACATATGAAAATAAGCAATAAGCAGAAAGCAATACTCAAATCATATTTTAGGGGTGTGCTTGTATCATTCTTAACATTCCTAGCCAGTAATGAGCTAGGACTAGATCCAGTTATATCAGTAGTAGTGGCCGCACTTGCAGGCCCAGCAGCTAGGGCTTTAGATAAATCCGATGATGCTTATGGCCTCGGTGCAGATGAAGCATGACACCTGGCGAGTGGGTAGCATTAGCCGTTGGCGTATGCGCCGTATGTACAAGTTTATTAGTGGCTCTACGTTGGGTTATTAAATCTTACCTAACAGAGTTAAAACCTAATAGCGGATCTAGTATGAAAGATCAACTTACTAGATTAGAGCAGCGTGTTGATGATCTATATTCCCTAATAGTTAAGCGACAATAATCCTATGGCTGATACAAGGCGTAAACGTAAGAAGATAAATAAGCGCGTGGTGCGTAAATCACCTGAGCCATTATCTAAGTTAGAACAACATTATATTTGTATGAACGAGATATACAAAGCTGCACGTAAGGCTGGCTTTAATGAGAGCTGTGCATTGTACTTTGTATCAGATAGGGCAACTATGCCTGACTGGGTAATAGGTAATGGCGGCATCA